ACCGTGCCTTGCTTGTGCATCTTGCGCGGCTTCGAATGTCCAACGAGCCTGTAGGCGACGTGTCTTGGCTTCAACAGCTTGCTTGAGCAACTGAACTGAAATACCACGACCACCAGTGCCTTCTAGAGCAGCGGTTGAAGCGCCACGATAGTCAGCTTGAGTAGCGCCAACACCAGCGGAGTATGCCTGAGCAATCTTGAATGGTGATAGAGCTTCTTCGCCAGCAGCAGTTGAAGTTGCAGCGGCTGAGTTGTCAGTCATGCCATTGGCATAACGAACACGTAGAGTGTGAATCTGACCAACTGGGCCAGTCATTGGCTGAACACCAACGATTTCGTTAGCGATAACAGTTGGCATAACACGGCGGATAACTGGTAGAATAACGCGATTTAGAGTTGCGATATTGCCACTAACAGTTGTGCCAGCGGCTGCTGATTCTGATAGTAGATGCTTGCGAGTGTTTTCCAAAACTACACTCATTGTGCTGCGGCGGCTGCCTTGTAGACCTTCTAGTAGGGCTTCTTTGGCCTCGTCCCAGCGGCTTTCTAGTAATTCCTTTGACATTTAATGTCTCCTGTCGTTTAGTTTATTTAAGCCCTGCCAGACGTTTAATCTCAATGATATTGGAATTTACGCCGCTATCCTCGATCACCACCTTGGCAGATTTATCCCCGGTCACTTCTGTTCTTGATTCACTGATAACACGCTTGGTGCTAGTAGTTGCTTCAGAAAGAACTGCTGGTAGATACTTTTCATAAGTGCTCTTCAACCGTGAGGTCTGGACACTTTCTAGTAAATCGCGCATAACTGCACCCTTTTCCGCATTTAGCGGGGAGATTAGTTCGTCCATGATTTTTTCACGTTGATTATTTTCACGGACCTTGCGTAATTCACGCTCCTTTGATTCAGCTAGTGCTTGTTTTTGTTGCACTTGTGCACGAGCTTCATTCAATTCTTTTTCTTTTTCCTTCATTGCATTCATCAAATTGCGAATTTCGGCTTTCTCATTTAGATGAGTAGCACCAAATTCAGTGGCGAATGCTTCAAATATACGGCGTCCAAAGTTGTTTTCTCTGGCAGAACGGATATCTTCGTGTAACTGGGTAAGTTCAGACTTAAGATGTCCAGTAACTTTCTTGCTCAGTTTCTGTGCACTTTCACTTACAAAACGCTTCTTTAGATTTGTGAGTTGTTCACGAGCTTCAGCAACCAATTTAACCTTGGCTTGCACTAGAGCACGCTTATCTTGGGCGAATTCTTGAATCTCCCGAGCAAGTGCTTCCATAACAAAACTTTCCAACTTTTGAATACCTTCGCTGCGAATCTTGGAGTCATTACGGAACTCACCCATTTCTTCGGCTAGCTTGGTGATCATGAAGTCATTGAATTTCTGTGCGTTTTCACGCATAACATTCATTGATTCAGCACGTTCTTTTTGCAACAGTGCCTTTTCTTCTTGGACTTGCTTTATTTCTTCACTGAGTTTTTCTGTTACCATTCGATCTAGAGCCTCAACCATTACTGACTTGTCATGCTCATAACGCTGGGCGAATTCTTCTCTCATGTCGCTCTGAATTTCTTCACGAGCTTCTTGGAGTTTTCCTTGCCAAGCTTCTTGGATTGCTTCACGAGTTTCCTCGTTAATCAAGCCACTTTCGAGCAATGGTTTTAGGTGGTCTATCATTATCGATCTCCTGATATTTTATTTGCCCACTAATTTCTAGCAGGCGCTCTTTGCTGCATCGTTGCGCCTTGCTTTATCACCGTGCTTATTCTTTTGGAATACGCCATGTAACATTTCTGGCACCTTCTTATTTACCATTTTTAAATCAAATGGTTTTGCAAATTACTTCAACTTCAATTCTTTGATCAGCTTGATCACTTCTTCTTTGAGGTATTTCTGCACCTTGGCATCTGTTGATGCTTCTTTGGCTACGTCAAATGAACGATGACCATTTTTCATATTCATGAGTGATTCATATACAGCATGTGGGTATGCAGATGGTGCTGATGGCTGTGCTACGATGTCTACGGTAACAACTTCGAAGTTGCTAACGTGACCGGTAGACTCATTTACATCACCTGATCCACGGCTTGAAACACCCAGCTTTACACCGTTTTCTAGCATTGTCTTGACCAATAGACCCATTGGGGTTGGTAGGATTTTCATCTTGCCAAAACCGTTGGCACCATCAACCCACATTTCTGTGATCATGTGAGAAACACGATCAAGATTGATTTTTAGGTCCGCTGGATGGTCTAGTTCGCCTAGGATTGTGTAGTTATCTTTAAGCTGACGATTGATAGTATTTACTGCTTCTGAAATCTCTCTGACTGGATAGACTCGCTGATTTGCATTGCGAACATCACCCTGAATGAAAATGCCCTTCATATAAAGGGACTTTCCAGATGCTGATGTTTTGTCTTCAACAGACTCAACAACAGAGTTTTCCACTGTCATTGGAAGATATTCTCTCAATAGTTGTTTCATGAAAAACTCCTTTATGTTGTCTTAAAATTACTTCTTGTATGCAGTCTTTGCAGCGGCCTTGGGGTCATTTACCTTCATGTCCTTGGCTACTGGTGCTGGACGGCCCATTTCTGTTGAAAGGTCCATCTTGGCTGGTGACTGGTTAACAATCTTCTTGCCTGAGTTTTGAGCAACTGGTGAAACCTTGTTGCCAGCGTGATCTTGGTGCTTTACCATCACTGCTTCGAGTGATTCGGCAAGCTTGCCTTCTTCGTCTTCCATGTCTTCATCTTCAGCTTCTTCATCTTCTGAATCCATGTCTTCGTCTTCCATGTCTTCATCTTCTTCTTCTGACATGAGGGCATCGAATTCTGCCATTAGCTCATCAAGCTTGTCTTCGAGGTCAACAACGCGATCTTCGAGTTCTTCAACTTCGCCTTCGTCTTCCATGTCTTCATCTTCTTCTGAATCCATATCTTCGACATCGGTGTAGTCTTCCATGTCTTCCATGTCTTCATCTTCTTCTTCTGAATCCATGTTCATGCCTTCTTCGTCGCTTTCGACATCATCGATGAAATCATCAACTTGATCGCCATACTCGTCGTTCATTAGGTTTTCGTAAACTTCGCGTGACTTTTCAACCACGATTTCGTGGAACAGTTCGCGGGCCTTTTGGTCGTCGTCATTGATGATATACTCAATGAGTTGTTCGAATTTCTTAGTGCTCATTAAAATCTCCTTAGTGGGTAGTGTCTCTGTATTTATTTATGAATAGAACAGAAAAACGAGGCGAAATAGTGCATATTTTTGAAAAATGCACTAAATCTGCCTCGAAAAGCTTTGTAAATCTATTTAGGTAATGTAGATATTAAAGGATTGGACCCATATCGCCTACCATTGCTCCACCACCAGATGGTGAATACTGCTGCTTGAGTAACTTTATCTTTTGTCTTTTTTCGTAATTCCTGATGTCATTGAGCCTACGAAGCTTATTCAACTGACGAAGAGTGATGCGAGTTTTGCGAATGTCTTTTAATTCAAGGCGTGAGTTATCGTCTTCTTGATCTTGGTAACCCTGCTTCGCTGGTTCGAACATTTCATTCAGTAACATTTTGTGATCTTCCTGTATAACATTATTTATGAAAAATTAGACATTTTCTTCGGCTTCGCCTTCGGGTGGCAGTGCCAAAGTTTCTTCGGGTTCCATGCTTGCAAATTCGTCACCCAATTCCATATCGCTGTTCATGTCTCGTGGCATAACACCCACTGCACGCAAATCAGTTCCTTCTGGTGCACCAGCGCCTGCTTCTTCGCTATCACGCTCTTCACGCCACATCTTTTCGTTTTGCATGATTTCTTCTTTGGTCAGGCCCAAGAATCGTTCTAGACTAAACCGCTTGCTTAGGTATGGCAGACCTTCAATAGACTGGAATACATTAACCCTTACTTGATCAACTTCAGCCTGACGATAAGTAGCAAAGTTTTGTGGTGGGGTAAGTGTGATGTCAAACAACCCAGAATCGATGTTGAAGCCACGCCAGCGCAAAAACATCTTGAATTCATCATCTAGTTTGCTAGCCACCAAAGACTGAAGTCTTTCGCAATACTGGTTGAAGCGATATTCTTGAATCAATGCAGTGCCCACACGCCCATCGGTATGCGCGCCTGTTTGCTCATCTGGACCAGTTGGTAGGTAGCTGCTTGGAACGCGCAGACCGCGTGCTAGCTTGTTACTAAAGTAACGCAAGTCATCGATTGAACCCAAGTTGTCACCACCGGGCAATGTTTCTACTTTTGATCCACGGCCTTCTGATGTGGTTGGAAAGTAAAAGTCTTCGTTGATTGACAATGGTGAGTATGCGGCATCAATAGGTGACCCGCTTCCACCATTCAGGGTAGGAATACGACGCTGATGCATTTCGTTCTTGATCCTGTCAACAAAGCTCATTGCCATGTGTGGTGGCATATTGCCAACGTCAATGTAGAACACTCGGCGTTCTGGTGCTCGCTGCACTCGGTAGATCAAAATCGCATCTTCAAGCAATTCTTTTTGCTTGAAAATCTTGAAGATATTTTCTAGAATAGACTGACCAAAAGGCCAAAGGTGATCCAACCCTTCGTTAAGTGAAATGTGAACCACATGCTTGGCATCAATCACTGTTTCATTTAGTGCAACCGAAAACCTACTTCCAGTAATAGCACCTGCGTTGTTTGGCACAGTATATTGTTGCTGAATAGGTGACCCAACTGGTGAAATTTGAAAATCACTGGTGGTCTTGCTAGCAACTGTCAAGTTCTGGAAATTGGGGTTTATATCACGAATTGCATACTGCTCTGGTTCTTTGCCTCTGTTTTCATTAACAATAACCCTTGACACTTTGGTCATATCAACCCACATCATTTGAAATGTTTCTGGGTCGCGCACAAATACTTGATCACCATACTTGATGGTATTGCGGAACAGCTTGAACATTCTGCTGTTAAGCTGATTTAGTTTACACCATTGCTGAAGCTGCTTTTTGATGATTTCAACTTCATTGTCAGTTGGCTGCTCTTTGAATTTGATGTCAAATGGTGTGCCATTGCTTTCATTGAGTTGAGTTGAGAACTCAGCAATAATATCTAGGCATGCATTGATTTCAGAGTCCATATCCATAGACTCATACTGGTTGTAACGCTCAACACGATTTGGGTGACCGTGATAGACTTCGGGTAGCTGTGATGCGTAGTTTCTGCGCCCAAAGTCGGCTGACCCAGTATGTGGAGGACGAACATTTCTGCCAGAAATTGGCCCTATGGTGCCTGAAGTGTTTGCTAATTTAAAATATTTTTTCCAACTTGACATTTTTAATCCCTTTTGGTATTTATGTTATGTTAGCCGACAGAAACGCGAATCAAGTTTTCAATACCGGTGTTGTTTTTTCTGCTTTGGTCTATGAGTTCAGCCAACTG